CATCTTTGACCAGAGCTGTGTCGTCCGGTGTTGTCCATCCGTAATTCGTCGTTGTTGCCATTAGCTGATTACTCCTGTCGCGTTCTGCCAAGTAAGTGTAGCGGATATGGTCTGCCAAGTGAGGGAAGGTGCTACGTCTTCCCAAGCCTCGGTGAATGTGTTGAACTCTGCTGGGCTTAGATTCAAGGTGATATAAAGGCCGCCGACTGATGCCCTAAATGACCAGCCTTCGACGAAACCTAGAAACGAACCGCCAGAAATATTGGCCGGAAGGTTATTTATGGCAACTGGTAGGCCCATAAATACGCCAAGTAACGCGTCGCGGTCAGTGTCATCGATTTCGGGATTCTGGATTGGGAAGGTAATTGACTTGAACTCGGCGTAGGGAGTGGCTCGCAGGGCAATTACCTTATCCGCAAAGTCTTCGACGTCTGAGGCGTTCTTGAGGTAAGACTGGAATTCTTCGGCGTACAGACCATAGTTCGCTTGGCTTGTTAGGTTCTCGGAAGTGTAGGCATTATTGAAATTGTTCCCGTAATTGACTGTAAGGCTATTGAGAAGATTACCTTGGCGAGTAACCGCTGAGATGCCCGAGCCGAGGGCGTGAAAGCCGTCCAGTTCGGTGTAACCATTGGCCTCGAGGTAATCCTGTCGGTGGCTAGCGTCAGCGTAGGAAATTCGGCCTTGAGGGTCTTCGTACAGGTAGCCAAGTGCGCTTTTGGAAATACTGGAAGCAATAGGCGCAAGATATTGATCCGTAATCTGTCGGCTCACTAATGTGTATTCGCCAGCGTCAATCGTTCCCAGTCCAACGTTGCCAGCATTGGCCCAAGTAATAGTAGGGTCATAATCGGCCCAAGTCTCTGAAGGTGGGACTTCATTCCAAGACTCGAGCAAAAGATTGGCAAGGAGTTCAGTTATTTGTGCGCCGTCTAACCCTTCGGCTAGGTTGCCATCAAATAAAGCTCTCTGAAGCTTACTCAAGGCTCCGAGGGCCGTAATGCTCACTCGGGTGACTGTGCCTGTGTTGCCTGAAGAATTGACTTCAATCGCTAAGTCGGAAATTCGACCGCCGAAAATAGGGACATAAGTAGCCGTTGAGTCTTGAACTTCGATTGTGATGGCGGTATTGATTGACCAGTTATAGACGGCGTTTGTCGTATTGATGAGAGTCAGCGAACAATAACTTGGCAAGGTGTCGGAATTGAAATCAGTACGCCCAGAAGTAATCGAAAGGTTAGTGAGGGCAATATCTGTGACGTCTGTGCCGTTAGCCTTGACGCGCCAAGTGGGAGTCCAAAAGGTCATAGGATTTGCGCTTGAGTCCTCAAGCCACCAGCTCCGGTGGTTCCTCGGTTAGTTGAATTATTGAGTGCCAAGACGACTGCGCGAGTAAAGCCTTCCTCATCGATTACGCTTGGAGCATTGACGTTGATGATGACGTTATCTCGTTCTTCGCCAGCTCGAGCGGCTGACGGATTGAAGGTTGAACCAGCGATTGAAGTAAATGGCGCGGTTCCTCCGCCGGTTGGGAAAACGATTGTGCCAGCTCCTACGTTAGGAGTTCCGGACGTTACGCCGCCAGTTGAACCGCCTGTGCTAGTGCCACCGGTAATAGTTCCGCCGGTGATTGTTGGCGGTGTGATTGTAATTCCGCCGCCTGTGGCAGTTCCGCCGAATGGTAGGCCACCCGGAGCGACTGTGTTAGATCCTGTCGAACCGCCTCCGCCGAAGCTGACTCGATTGATTGTCGGAGTATCTGGGCCAGTCGTCAGCGCGTTCTTTGCTCTAATTAGAGCATTGATTCCAGCAATAGCGGCGTTGATGATTGGCTCAAGAGCTTTGAGAGCTATCGAAACCGCTTGGACGATACCACTAGCAACTTTGCTCAGACCCGAAATTGCGTTGCCAAGAGTGAAGGTGATGAAAGGCACTAAAAAGTCTTTGGCGAAATTGTAAAGTCCGCGAATTGCTTCCTCATTGTCTTTGAAGGCTTTGATAACTGGATCAATAGCCGCTTCTTTGAATTCTTTCAGTTTAGGAATGGCGGTTGTCGTAATAAACGTCAAGAATTTTTCAATCAATGGCAGAAGGGCAGTTCCAAGAGTTTCCTTGGCTTCATCGAAAGCGACTTGGACTCTAGCGATTTTGCCTTGGAAGGTGTCGGCTTGAGTCGCCGCCGCGCCTCCGAATGTTGAGCTGAGTTGGCTGATTGCGCCTTCAAGCCCGAGAGTCTTTATTTCAGCGGCGGATAGTCCAACGCCTAAACGAGTGAGGGAGCCAGTATTACCTTCATACGCTTTACCTAACGCGTTAGATACTGTCTCAACGTCTTTCCCAGTAGCGGCAGAAATATCAAGCGCTAAAGTCAATAAATCTTGTGATTTAGTTAGGTCGCCAGTTGCGATGGCGAGTCGCTGATAGGCAGGGCGAAGCTTGTCATCGGCTACGCCTGTCGCTAAGGAAGTCTTGAGGATTTGCTTCTCAATAGCGGCGATTTGGACATCAGTCGCATCGGTGACATTCTTCAGAGCATTTGCTAAACGTTGCTGGGCGGCTTCGTCTTCGATTGCGGCCTTGACTCCATCGACTGCCAACTTGACGGCATACGCGCCAGCGGCGGCCGCGGCCGCTACGAAAGCCGCTTTCGCGGCGGCTCCGAACTTCTCTACCTTACCAGCAAATCCCTGAACTTCGTTTTCAGCCGTTCCAAGCTTCTTCTTGAGATCATCGACGTCGGCAAGAATAGATAACTTGAGCGTTCTACTTCCTGCCATTATTTATCCCATTCCTTTAGAATTTTTGAAAATGCTTCTTCCCATTTGCGAATCAATTCAGGCTGAATTTTGCGAAGTGCTGGATAGATGAAATAGCCAGAATTTCCTCGACCTTTGCGAGGGGTTCGTCTTGGGAACTGAGCATAACGATTAGATCCGAATTCGTAACCAGCCCAGAGGTCTTTAGTCGTTCCTCCACCAGAGAAACGTTGAGTCGCGAATCCATAAGAGAACTCGCCAACCTTCGAGGACTTGGAAACCCTAACGCCACTTGTAATGCGATCGACAACGGCCTGTCCGAAAGTTCGGGTGATTCCGTAGGCTTTGACTTCGTTGGCGGCGAACTGAGCCAGCGCGTAGCTCTCGCGTTTAGCCGCATCAACAGCTTCAGCGTCCATCGCTTTGAAAGCGGTAATGACTGACCTAAGTTCGCGCCGGTCATAGCCAATCGCGTCATCTGCCACCATTCCGCTCCTTCAGTATTTCTATTGCCGTCAAGACTTGGTCGATGTCAGTCCATTCGCTCATTGGAATTCCGGTTGCTATCGCCACTTCGACGATAAGGCGATTTACGCTTCCGGACTCGTAACTTTTGGGCTTTCATCTCCAATCGTCATTTCATCGATTGATAACTCCCAGATTTCTTGGGACTTAGTTGGCTTTCCAGCCGCTTCGCGCTTATAAGCGAAGTAAGCCAAATCGAGAAAGTCCGCTTGTTGATACGCCGAAATATCCTTCATCGAATAAATCGACTTACCGGTCTTTCGTTCCCACTTAGCCCATTCGGGTAAGCCAGCAACGTAAGTGACTTCCTCGCCGTTCGTATATGTAATTTTGATGTTTAGTTTCATAGCTCCCGATTCCTATTCTTAGCTGAATGTCTCTGTGACTTCACCCTTTGCGACTTTGAAGGTGAATGAAACTGTCTGTGCGTCGATTCCTGATCCGCCAGCAGTTGGGAACTCTGGAAGGATTGGGAATGAGAAGACTGCGCCTGTGGCGGCAGTCAAGCTGACTGTGATGGTTGTGTCCGGTGCGGACTCTGCGGCGGCCCAGAGAGCCTCGCATACTGAGTTAGCCTTACCCCAGTCGGCAAGCATATCGAGCTGGAAAGTTCCTTCGATATTGACTGTTTTGTATGCCTCGCCATCAAGAGTCTGATAGGTCTCGCGGACGTTGGTCTTTGTCAAAACTGCGTTAGTCGCTTGGGCTTCAATATCTGTTCCACCTGTGAAAGATAGCGAAACGTCGCGACCAGTAATTACTACTGTTGCCACTTTTTCTCCTTAGTTAGTCTGTGTGTAATAGGTGGAAACGCGAATATCCGCGACCAATAAATTGACCGCGCCCACTTGCGTAACCGAAGGCCGTTCTACTGGGCCGACTGTGTAGCCGTCCGGTATAACTGCCAAAACTGAAAGAACCAGTTGCTCGAGATTGTCGAGTGATGCTGGGTTGGAAAGGTAAGCGACTCCGCAAGTGACTGTCATATTGATTTTTGCGTGAATTGTTGAGTCGTTGATTGTGTTGAGTTCTAGGTAGGGCGAATCTGGGACAAGAATAACCGCTGGCACTTGAACCGCTTCTGGAACGTATGAATAAACGTTCGCAGACACCGACCCGAGTGCGGTGGCCAGCGGTGTCCGGATAGAAGAAAGAATAGTGCTGGGCATTAGCCAACCATCGCTTCAACGTCAAGGTATGGGCCAAGAAGACCAGTTACTTTTGCGAGAAGATTCTTAGATAGGCGATAAGGTGTTACTGCGAAATCGATTCCCTCGATTGATCCGCCGGCAGCTGTTCGAGCTTGAAAGATTTCGACAGAGATAGCCAGAACGGCAGCTTCAACATTGGCATTTCCGACATATGTCGATAGTCCAGAGAGCGCAGCGTTTCCGGCTGGGATAATATTTTTTGCCAATATGTCAGCATTTGTGATTGAGACTGTAAATACATAATCGGTAATTTCGTCATCTGTAACTGTGTGAGTGCCATTGAAAGGCGAACCGCACCCAGTTATAAGGACGGATTGGCCTTCAGTAAATTCGTGAATCGTTGCGGTCTCAAAGTAAGCAACGTTATTTTCTAATGAAACTTTATTGATGCGACTTTGGAACGTGACGAGCATTGGGAGAACTAGGTTCTCGCTAGCATCCACAATATCGCCCAAGTATGCGTCCGAGTATAGGGATGACGAGACGCCAAGGATTGTACGCAGTTCGGAGACTGTAACTATCGTTGGCATCTCGCCGTCCTTTCGATCTAAAGGGTCTAAGCCAGCTCGGGAGCGGACTGGCTCAGACTATTGAGTATTACTAAGCAACCATCCACTTGTACGCACCGGACGAAATTTTCGTCGCCAAGGCTCCGTAGCCATAATACGCAACTTCAATTTGGCCATTGAGAGCTACGTTTGTCTGTAGGCGGAATCGTGAGGATTCGTACCAAGTGTAACTATCTGGGTTGATGATGATGATTGAGTTATCACCAGTTGGAGCGGCAGTTGCGAGGTTGCGAGCAACGCGTAGGTTGAGACCTAGAACGTTTCCGCGAACTGCGCCACCGGAGAGATTTCCACCTTGGTTAGATGGGCCGATGAGGTTCTGATAAATCGGACGGCCAGCATCAGCGAGGTTCATAATGTTGCCCCATTGTTCTGGGCTAACAAGGATATTGGTTGCGGTTCCAAGGGTTCCCTTATAAACCGAAACGGAAGCATCGGATACGAAATCCAAGAATCCAGCCGCATCAAGTGTGCGGTTTCCGCCATCAGTTCCACCAGCAACAAGGCCAGCGATAACTGCGACGTCTGTCGCCTTTGCGTATGCGTATTCCATTTGGCGAACAAGTTCATCAAAGAACGCAGGTGAGGAACGATCGAGAAGTTCTACGGAGAAGGTTTGACCTCCAGCGTACTTCTTTACAGAGACAGAGAGGAACTCATTTGTCATTCCTGTCTCATCGATTGCGGCGGCTTCTGCTTCTTCGCCGACTGTTGGAACTGCGGTGAGCTTAGGAATTTCGAAGCTCATACCGGCATCTGGTAGGACGCCGCTTGAAACTGAATCAACCGCTGGACGATCAGCATTTGAAAGTGGGTTGATGATTTCGGTTAGTTGGCGAGTTGGAATCAAGCCAGCATTATTGGTTGTTGTGTCGTCTGCGGCCATAACGTATTGGCGAGCGACGTCATCTCCGAGCTTTGCGCGAACGCTGTTCTCGAGATATTTAGCCTTTGTGAATTCAAGGCGTGGAGCGGTGTAGAAAGCTGGGCGTGATGCCGCAACTGTCTCCACCTTAGCAGCTTCTACCGCTTCTTCGACGGCAGGAACTGGAGCGGTAGTGTCTGACACTTGGTCTCCTTCGGTTGGTTTGTCTGCGTCAGCGGTTGCCGGAGCAGAATCTTCTTTAGGTGCTTCATTCTCTGAAGCGGCGACTTCGCTAACGCGAGCCGAATCGATTGCTGGATCTGTAACGAGCGAGACTTCATCAAGGGTCGCTGATGTGATATTCATTGTCCCTTTGACATTTGTCCATTCGTTGATTTGTGCGCCAACGCTAAAACCATCGCGAAGACCTTCTGTGGCCTCAATCAACGCGTCTTCTCCGGCCATAGTGTTGGCGATTTTGAACGTTGCCACAATTCCAGAAGCGGTTACTTCGTGAGATAACAATTTGCCAATAGGGCGAGTGCGGTCGTGTTCGAGAAGTAGCTTTACTGGCTTCATTTCAATTGAGTTAGCCGCGAACACAGTTGGGCCGACTGAAGTGTTACCCTGCTCGTTCCAAGTCACAATAGTTCCGCTGATTGTGCGCTTTACAGTATCGGCCGCAGTTACGACCATCGGCATACTAATTTTCATTTGGGATTAGGTCTTCCTCTCGTTGAATCTGCTCAACGCTCATCGCGCCGATTCGGTTCAGGATTTCATAAACCTGAGCGCGTTCCAATGCGTTTCCGCGAAGGAAGTCGTCAAGTGCGAAGCGTGTCATTACTGGATTCGGTACGAAGTCCGGTAATGAGAGCCTTTCCTCAATGGCCTTGAGAATTGGGCGCAGAGAGAAATCAACAAGTGATCGCCGTTCGGAGACGGCATTAGAGTAAGTCATAGAAGTCGTCTCTGCGCTCAAGAAGTAAGCTGGGATTCCGCAAGCGCGAGCCAACTCAAGGGCGACGTATTGTCTAGCCTCAGCAAGTTGTAGCGACTTAGGATCGAAACCGAATTCTTTCAAATCAACGTCAGCATTGAGAAACGCAGTTGAGCGAGTCTGTCGAGCAGTTCGCCAAGCGGTGAGAAGTGAGGAAACTCTTTCGGCGGTTAGGTTTGTGCCATTAGATTTCAAAATCATTGAAGGGGCTGGCTCTTTAGCGTAATTGACCGCGGCGTTTTCTAGGAAGACTGCGGCGTTGATTGTTTTACCAGCTCGGTGAAGTAATCCCTCATCTGGGCCATCAAATCGAATCAACGAGCCAACGCCAGAATTAGGAACTGCCATCCCATCGACTTTGTATGACTCGATAACTGTGTTGCGAAAATCTGTATCAACTGTAACGCGTTCGGGGCTTACGCGAGTCCAAGCTCTAACTCGTCCGCCATCAGTAGCCGAATACATTTCGAGAACTTGACCATAACCGACACCATAAAGCCAAATATCTTCCGCAAGCCAGTTATAAATAACAAAGCCAGCAACGCGAGGATCTGGCTGATTGATAACGCGGTGCGGATCGACATATTGTCCGGTAATGCGATTGAAAGTTGTCAGCGGTAATGATCCGATAGTTCCGCAGATGATATTTCTAGCGCGAGCAACTGACGGAACGCTCATCGCCAACTGGCGAGTCGTATTTGTTGCGCCGCCAAGAATGTTATAGACGGAATCGGTAATCTGAACCGGAGTTAGTGCGGCGGTTACGTCGCTAACCTTCTCAGGTTTGGCTGACGTTACTTGTGGAAATAGAAAGTCGCGGATAGCACCCATTTGCCTAATATTGTAAGGGGAGTGTGTTACAGAATGACAATATCGACGCCATCGTTGGACTTAGTGGCGAAGTGAGTCGCCATCGCTGAAGCAATAGCTCCACAGATAACCGCATTACTTACTTTCCGACCCATTACCCAACCGCCGTCACCGAAAGGTAGTTTGACGGCGGAGAGGCATTGTTTGGTCAGCTCTTCCTGTCCCGAGTGGGCTAACCGCTGAGATGAAATAGCACCTAGGAGTTCATCGCAACTTTGAGCATAATCTAGACCATCGATGGGCTCAGTCCTAATT